TCCGTAAGGATTGGCCGTTGAATAAGCTTCGTTTTCTGCGCGTATCTGCTTAAGAGCATCTTCATAAGTTTCATCACCAAACTTAGAACGCACCAGACCTTCAAGCTCGTCTCCCCAACCTAAAAGAAGACCTTGGCCTAGTATGTTGCGTGCTACGTCCGTCGCGCTAGCCATCCATCATGCTCTCTTTCAATGCAGCAATTTTGGCAGGGTCGTACTTAACTAATCCACCTTCTGCTGCTTTCCACTTGACCTTGTTGGCCCAATATGCTGGAGACGTCTTTCCTCTAGCTATGTTCTTTGCATGGCGGTCTTTGAATGCTTTGCGCTGTTTTGCATTCCTGTTTGTTTTTGCTCCTTGTTGACCGAACCGAATCATACGCTCTTGGCCGTTGTCATTGATCTTGACTACGTGAGACTTCTTAGGATGACTTGGCGTTGCTCTGGGTTTGTTGATTTGCAAACTGTCTTTCAAAGATGTGGAACCGCCTTCTTTAAATCCTGGTCCTACCGTTCCAGTTTCATTTGACTCATCACCAAACCCAACAGGCGGTGTATATGTATTGCCATCTGTAAAACCCATAGCATCATCTAACGCTTCAGTAAAACTCATGTCATCGTACATCATGCTGTCAATAACTCTTGCTGCTTTGAATGCTGCCGCAGTTGGCGTTAATGGTGGCGCATTTCCAAAAGCATCCATAACATTGCCAACAGAAAAGTTTCCTATGTCTGCTGTTCCAACATCTGCCCTCATTGCATCTGCACCGCCCGTGCCGTCTACGCCCAAAGATGAATCGCTATTGTTTAACAAATTCAAAACACTGTTAACTTGTTTGTCAGCATAACTGTTTCCTTCACCAGTAACTCCAAGAAGATCATAAGCTCTTAACAGTTCTGAATAACCTCCAAGATCTTCTAACATAGAAGGGCCACCCATGTTGTTGCTTGGAGCAAACACATTACGCAAGAACTTAGACATATCATTACCTGCCTTGTCTTCATTCATGCCACCGCTTGCACCACTGCCAAGCAAATTAGTTTTGAAATCATTTCCTATGTCACCATACACTTCACTTAATGCAATCGGCGTATCTATCTCCTCGTTAAAAATATAAGTTGGCCTAGACACGTCTGCATTATCACCAACATAGTTTCTGTCCTCAACATTTGTCAGTATCTTAGCAATGTTCATCAAGTCAGGATCGACATTCGGTAACGCCATATCAAAACCATATCGGTTGTCTTGTATCCCAAAATCTGGCGTGAATGGCGTGCCATAATAATGCTGTCTCGCAAAGTTGTCTTCGAACTCTGACGTTGGTAAATTATTACCAAACCTATTCTGGTAATCAACAGTTGCCTGTGAAAGCACATCAGGATTGGTCATCAAATATTGTCTCTCGGGACTCTGAACAGCAAAGTCTTCTACCATCGCCTGAAAGTCTGCCCCTGGAGCAACACCCTGTGATGCAACATATGATGTGGCTTGATTCAAAAGTTCTGGGTTAGATTGTAAAGTTTGTAATGGTGCGCTGAGTTGAGTGTTAGCCCTCATGTTTGCTAACGATGTCGCTTGCTGGTCTGCATACTGTTTGAACAAATCCATATTGACTTGACCCGTGTTTGGGTCTAATGCTATCGCTTCTTCATAGGTAATAGCCATATCAAATCCTAAGCAGCATATGGGTTAACATTCGGGAACGGTATAACTTTTCTTTCATCAGGATCTCTTGCTTGCGGCAAATCAAACCAGTGGTCGTTTTTGAAATATATAATAGCTTGCGTAAAAGTATCTACGTAATCATCATGCGGTGCTACTGGAAATTTAGCAAGCTGTTTTACGAAATCATTAGACCATGAAACGAAATGACCAGGATTCTTTTTGCTCTCTGGCACCCAAACCAACCCTAACTCTAAAGTTGGTGCAGCTTGATGTGCTCTGCTTATCTTGTCTGCGTTTCCTGGATTATACCCTATGGCCGGAACTTTAGCTAATCTTAAGTCTTGCAATAAAGATTGACCACTTGCTTTTGCCTCGACAAGAATCCTGTCTGGTCTTCTTGCCCTGCTGTATGGATTTTCTTTTGATAAACCACCGTATTCTTTTGCCCAGTCTTTTACTGCTGTTTCTCTAAGGTCAGGGTAACTTAAATGTTTGTCCCAAGCATCTATTAACATAACATTCTTTTGTCCTTCGTGCGTAAAGATTCCCCAAACACTGCACGCAGTTGGGTCTCCTGTGGTCTTCTCCGTGAAGGCGCAATCATAGGACTGCAAAATATATTCAAATGGGGGTAGCCCAGATTCGTGAGGCCACATGGCCAGAAAGCTAGTTTTTAATATTCCACCGTCGGCAGGGTTGGGATCCTGTTGTAGCTGTCCAGCAGAGCCATAGACACCAAGCAACCGCTTCAGGTCAGCCACTTCCTTAGGCCCGAAACGATCAGCACAGATGAGCTCGCCTTTGGTTGTCCTTGGGTCGTATGATCCTAGCTTTGTCTTACGTTTATGACCGTCCCATTCCGCTGGGATCATCAAATGTTCCCAACCGCCTATGTCTAAGATGTGTCCACTTATGTCCATCTCATGGAGACGTTGCATGACCGTGACCATCGCATCATTCTTAGGATCATTGAGACGTGTCGACCATACTTGATCGAACCATTCAACCGCTGACTCACGTATGGCGTCCGACTGTGCCTCTTGTGCCGCATGCGGATCATCGAGGATCAATCTCGATCCACCTTCACCTGTCGCTGTACCGCCCACAGACGTCGCTATCCTGTAGCCTGTCTTGTCGTTCTCAAATCGTTGCTTTGCGTTCTGGTCTCCGGACAACTTAAACATCTGACCCCATCGCTCTTGATACCAAGGTGATTGTATGAGTCGTCTAGCTTTCAGGTTGTCACGTATGCTTAGGTTGCCGGAGTAACTTGCACACAGGAACTTCTGTGCTGGGTCTGTCAACCACTCCCACATAGGCCACATGACGCTAACGATCGTCGACTTACTATGTCTCGGTGGTATGTTGATTAATAACTTTTTAATGTCGCCTGAGCTGATCGCTTCAAGGTGTTCGCATATCTCTTCAATGTGCCATGAGCCTACGAACTTCGCTGATGGCTCAACGACGTGCCACGACTGCTTAACGAACTCGTACAACGACGCAGACGCACGGCGTCTCTGTTTCTCTTTCTGGATGGCTTGCGAGACGAACGCAGGTGACATCTCGTTCATTGCTCTTCAGTGTTCCCTTTTTCGATGAGCTGTTCCATGTTGCTGAGCTCTTCATCCGTCAAGTTTTTAAGATTGAGAGACGCAATGTTGATCGGCCCACCGTCGACACCAGAGTGTTCCTGTGCGACCTTGTCGCCATACACCTTGGGCATCATCTTGGAGAGCAACCACTTACGAGAGTCGACTCGCAATCGCTGATGCTGGACTGCAGCAGAGTCGTACCTTGCTATGCCGTTGTTGTCAACGACTGACACAGGGTCTTTGTCAGCTATCAGCAACACATCTTCAGCCAATGAATGGATCATTTCGTCTCGCGCGAGCGCGTACCGGTCGGCGGCACGGCCACCGGCCTTGGTCCAGCCGAGGAATGTAGACTTAGGAACTCCAACTTTCTCGCAGGACTTACCACAAGGCACGCCCGTAGACATCATGTCACAGACTTTGTCGATCAGCTTGTCTTTCTCTTTGTCTGTATAAGTTTTCATCGCGCACTCATCGCTATTGTTTTTTGTATTATCGATCGTGTGGTCGAGTTAGGCAAGTTAAAAGTTATCAGCCCTCTAAACTTGGTAAACCTAAAGTAAAATATAAATTAAATTAATATGTTTTTTAGCACTTTTTGATATTATATTAATTATTTTTTCAACGTAGTTTTATCAAGTTTAGCGGGCGCAAATAAGCACCGAATGACGTGCCGATCGTCCCTCGTCGAAAAATTATTATCACTCGTCGTGTTCTTTTATGTTGCTTTATGTGTATTGTTCAGGCATAGTACTTTCATAACTTAGAACCGGAGAAAGAAAAAATGGGTAGAATTAACAAAGAAGATCGTCGCCAGACTGCCGTCTACGGAGACATCAGACGCGAGTCACGGGCCATGTGGAACGAGAACAACGACTGTGTTGTGATGGCCATTGCATTAGCTTGCAACATTCCTTATCCAGAAGTTCACGAGGCTTTAGCCGAGCAAGGTCGCAAGAACGGCAAAGGCACATGGGGCTACCAGTGGACAAAAGCACTGAAAGAGTTAGGCGTTGAAACCGAGATAGTCAGGCCAAGCGATTTCATCAAGCAGTACCCCAAAGGTCACTGTGACAAGTTGAAGAACGTCACAACCCACCACATGGATCGTTTCCCTAACGTATGGAAAGACGGCCACAACTATTTGCTTCACACCAGACAGCACATGGGTGCTGTAGTTGACGGCGTCAACCATGACTGGACCAAAGGTCGTGCATGCAGAGTTGACATGATTTACCGAATCAAAAACCCCAGAGGAGAAAGCTGATGAGAGTCGCAAAATATTTTCAAGTTGGCGTAGATGTTACGTTAAAAATTCAAGTTGCAAAGTTTGCAAAAACACGTTCTGAAGCAGAGGATTATTTCACTGACACGATCACATTGAAGGAGTTGCTTCAATTGGTAAAGAATGATCCAGAACATATTTACGACCATGAAATAGAGGTGACCTACGTTGATGAAATGTTTTAAGCTACCAATCTAATTCTTTCTTCAGGGTCGTGAGGCACCAACCTTGCGACCCTATTTTTTTGTAAACAGAAACACTCTTTGAGAATGCTTTCCACCTGCCGTCTTTTGAGTTAGGGTTCGGCACAAGTTCATAGCCAAGACGTTGCATGCAGGAGCTGATGTTTCTTCTCAGGGCATAATAGTTATCGTGATAGCCTGCAGAGTCTTCCAAGAGCAAATCACCTTGAACAATCTTAGGCCAATGTTGTTCT